TACGTCATGGACGAAAGACCTAGACACACGATTGGGGCAATGGTGGGAAGATGGACCCAAGTTCACAGGCAGACATGACTGTGACCGACAAATCGAAAGGCTCGTCCAAGACGCAAGCCGAAGAGCCAGCGTCAGATGAGTTCTCATTCGTCGTACCCGGAAGACCACAGCCCAAGGGTCGTCCCCGAATGTCGCGCAAGGGGCGTGTGTACACGCCTAAGGAAACCGTTCTGGCTGAGAAATCTTACATCGCTGCTGCGGGAGAGAATCCGCCAGTCTTTGACGGCCCCGTATCGGTGGAGATGACGTTTTGCGAGGAAGCAACCCATATCACTGTCCGCTCCTTGAAAGAATGGCAGACTCCCCTGCGTGGCGATTTGGACAACTACGTGAAACTCTGCCTAGATGGGTGCCAACGTGCGGGAGTAATCCCGAACGACCGGCTTGTGATGCGACTGGAAGCAGCCAAAGAATGATGCTTGTCGAATTGGAAACGTGGGAATACGAATGGGCCTCCCATGTAGGCGCCCGTCGGTACATTGAGAACTGGGGGAAAAGGGACGCCCCGTACTACGACAAGAAACGCATGGAAGATAACCGAACGGCGCAGGTCGCAGCCTGTGTCGGAGAGTTGGCGGTAGCAAAGATCACCAACCAATACTGGTCGGGTCATGTGTGGCACCAGTCCGTGCATAAGGAGTACCGGCACATCCCTGATGTCGGGCGCGACATCGAAGTACGTCGGGTGAGAACCAGTACCAGCGCTGCCGTGAGGCAACGCCAGTTGAACAAGGGATTGACCTTGTTCGTGGTCAAACCCGTAGCCCCGGAGTTTCGGACAGTCGAAATCCTAGGTTGGATTGACCATGACGAAGCGTGGGAGAAGGGTGAGCCTTCGGGTTACAGCGAGGACACTCGCGTAATTGCTGAAGAACATCTGCACGCGCCCATGACTTACACTAGTACCGATGGCAAAACGTGAGTATTCCTTTGACCCGATAGCGTTAGTTTCTCTTTCTCAGCGCTACAGAAGCCAAGGCCAATTACCTACAACGCCGATGGAGGCGTTGCAACAGGCTGGTCCTGATGAGCCGCTTACGTCTAAAGACGAGCAGGTTGAACTCCAAGAAATAGTGCTAAACGCACTAAATCATTTGGAAGATTGGGAACAATGGCTTCTCAACGCGCTGCTTTTTGAGAAGATGAGCCTGCGCCAAGTTGAGTTTGTATTAGGAATGCCGAAGACAACTGTTGCAAGAAAACGCGACATCCTGTTGGGTAAATTGAAAACATATTTGGCAAACGAGCCAGCAATCAGGAGGTATTTGCATGGATAATGAAGTGCCAGTCATCCAGCCAAAGACTTGGGAGAGCGCTGCCGGTCTTTGTGCTTGGCAAATAGACAAGAGTCATAAGTTGCGGCTTGAATCGCTGCAATCCCATCCGTCTTGGAATGGTTCAACCGATTGGTTGACCAGTCTGCGTGAAGAATATGACGGGCTGATGGAGCAATGGTACGGGTCCGATGACGGACCCGCTTGGGAATGGTTCAAGAGCCTTGCGAGCGCAGCGATGCTTGCCGCCTACACTATGGGGGCAACCCTTTCGCTGACGGCAGAGTCCATACTTCCGCTACTAGGGCGCAAGCAGAACGACTACGGCTACGAGAACATCAACCGGTTTGGGCGGGACGGAATCTTGGTGCGAATGCACGACAAGATCGCCCGCATAGAGAACCTAGCGGATCGGACAGACGCCCCCAGTAACGAATCCTTAGCGGATTCGTTCGTGGATCTAGTGGGCTATTCCATCATCGGAATGATGTGGGAGTACGGGATCTGGCATCTGCCAATGACAGATAATCAGTCCTGATCCAAGCCGTCCAATTCGTCCAACGCATCCATGCTTCCCATAATCAGGTGAGTCATGGTTGAGAACACGTAATTGTGCAACGGGCTTTCGTTGAAATCTCCGACGATGTTTTCCGCAGCGAACGCCATAGCGCGTTCGTAAGGAAGAACGATCAGAACACCTAGATCGCTTTCATTCCACTTGGCGTGATTCCCGTCGGTGATGTCCAACAGGTGCGAAGTCTTCCGAATCTCTTTGTAGATTTCGGTAGCCATGTAGCCGTACTCGTCATGCCATTTGGCAAACGCTCCGTCTACAGGCTCCCCCGACATCAGCCGATACGTTCCTTCGCGTACCCCTTCAAGACGGAAAGGGCCGCAGCCACTCCCGCTATCAATGCCACCTTCAAGGTTCCCTGATCTCCGATTACGAATACGGCTAGAAAAGCCTGAACGAACGTCCAACCTGAGCGTTCCATAATGTCCATCATGCTATCCACAACACCTTCCATGAGTCTAAATCAATGATCCCATTCGCTTTCAAAGCGAACTGGGCTTGCCATTCTTTGCAGGCATTCCGAGACTTCGCTCCGTAAATGCCATCGACCTTCAGGTTCGCGCCTCTGTCGTTCAAACGCTTCTGCGCCAGCGCAACCCACTTACCCTTAGAGCCCCTCCTAATAGGAAGAGCGCTCTGTCCCGTTTCCACGATGTAGCGGATGATCCCATCCCAATCAATAGCCACGTTCGTTGGCGTGTCGCCAGCAGGCATCCCTTCTTGAATCCACGCTGTCAGTTTTTCGCCGGGGCATGTCGTAGACGAGAAATCTTTATGGCATTTCACCCATAGGTGGTCGCCATGCTGTTCCCTAATTGCCCCGACGACGGTAAGAAACGCGTTCTTACCGGATTCTGTAAACGCATCATCGGTATCTCCGATGTACGCAACAGAAATAGATTTAGAGTTCCAACCGCTGGTGGCTGCGCCACGCTTCCACCCACGCCCCTCAAAGATTTCACCCGTTTCACCTGACACAAGCCAGTTGTACGCGATGGAATCCCATCCCTTGGTGTGGACATGGTACCTGTCGTGTCCCCTCACACGGTCCCACGGGCCGTGTGACGGCCCCGTAGTGTGATGGGCGACAATCCCCTGCACCGGGCGCCAGAAGCCGTGTAGACGCTTCCCAGAGTCAATGGCCCCCCATTCCTCACGCGAGATGTAGTCCATACCCTAAGACTACTTTGTCCCTCGCTACAAATGCGACCTTCTCAACGCCCGTTCCTGCGCACGCTCTTCCCGCATGTCATAGCCACGAGATCGCATCTCCTGCTGCTGCTCCCACTTCGTGTTCGTCCGCAACCCGATACCAGCAAACCAAGAAATCCAATTGCTCACAGAGCGCTGCTGATACTTCTCTTCATCAGGGAACAACCGCCGAAAATCCGTGAACGTAGGCAGCAACTGTGCCATGCCATGCAACGCATGGTCTGGCATCACCCATTCATCCTCGTAATTCTTTGAAGCGATACCAAGTATCTGCAAGCCATTCATCATGCCGGGGATCATCGAATACGCAGTCGGCACAGGTTCCGGGCGACCATCGAAACTGTAACCCTTCCAAAGATTCTGCTTCGCCTTCCACTCGTAAGGCGCCTTGATGATCGGCGTCAACTGTGTACCAATCGTTCCCAACGCTATTTCCGCACGCTCCATGATCCCAAGGTCTTTATCGAAAGCAAGCGCAGGATCAAGCAGTTCAAGCGGAGCCTTGAACGGCATGTCAGGCAAGATCATCATGTTCTCACCCTCATACTTGAACGGCAAACGGATGGCGCCCTGACGTTGCATCCAACGCGGAACAATACCCCCCTCATCGTCTTCCGTCATCAGTTCAACTTCCTTCTTCAAACTCACATAACGGTTGAACACCTCCGGCTGACGCGCGAACTGCTCCATCATCAAAGGCATGTTCTTACGAGTCCACGTATAGAACGGAACAACCCGCTTCACGACGTTTCGTTCAAAGTCCGACAGGTCGTCGTAATCGAAATGGAACTTCATGATGTTATCGAACGCTTCGCTGGCGTTACCGCCCTTCTTCAACGTGTCAAAGCCAAGCGACCCCCGCAAGAAAGTTTCAGTCGCCATACCAAACTGCTTAGACAAACGCAAAGGAGCATTACGTGTATTCATCGGGTTCATCGCATCAACGATGTTGACATCCTTCCCACCGATACGGAAGTTGGCGTTCGGCGCCAACCGGCGAGCCAATATCCCGCGACCGGAAGACTCCACGAACTCAGAAGCAACCTGACCAGAAGCAGAACCCAAACTGCCAGTCCGCGCC